ATGATGAATAAGGTAGACGTAGAATGAAACGAACACTCTCATGGAAACGATCTAGGCGTGGTAGGCAATGGTTTATATTACGTAACCCTACTAGCTACCACGTAATCACTACACACAAAATGTCTACGGATACTTTTATATCCCTATATGACTCTAAAATCAGCCGTTCTATCTTGAAATTTAACTAAGGAATCAAACATGAGTTTATTAGCACAAGCACAAGTAGCAGTAGAATCTAACGTACTAACTGATATGACCGACACATCAGCAGGTGGTAACTTCGAGAAACGCTTATTACCTACAGGTACAGCACTTGTACGCTTCGGTGGGTACATCGACTTAGGTACTCAACCACAACGAGCGTATCAAGGTAAAGCTAAACCCCCTGCACCAGAAGCTAAATTAGTATTCTATGTAGTAGGTGGTATGGGTACAGATGCAACTGGTAAGTTAGTACCCTTCCGCACTGAGGAAGATGTCGCACAAGGTTACTTCCCTGTACTATCTCCGTTCTTTGACCTAGCAATCAGTACTAACGAGAAGTCTAAGAGTACAGCAATCTTTAATGCGATTAATTATGCAGGGGATGCTAAACACTACGTTGAGAAGCTAGGGGGGTTGTACCTACTACCAATTGGATTATCTGAAGATAAGAAGTACAACGATTATGACTTCCGTAAATTAACTAAACCAGTGGATGTAATGACTGGGCAGTTATACCAAGCGCCTGAACTACCTGATGATAAGTACCAACTGTTCTTGTGGAACTCGCCTACAATCGAGCAATGGAAGTCTATTGAGATTGAAGGTACGTACACTACTAAGGTAGACGAGCAAGAGGTTACTAAGTCTAAGAACTTCATTCAAGAGAAGATTCAACGTGCGACTAACTTCGTAGGTTCACCTATTGAACGGCTACTCATGGCAGGTGGGGTAGAGTTACCTAGCATTACAGCTACAGATACAACAACCGCAAGCGCTGAACCTACCGACTTACCTGCTGTACCAACAGTTTAATATCTAGTATGAGTACAGGTAATACAGCCTGTACTCCCAACCGAGTTCTAAAATGAGTACACAAATTCAAATTCTATCAAACACTGTTTGGATCAACCATAACGGTGTAGAGATTGGTTTACCTAAAGAGGTTATAATGCAAGCACACGTAGAGTTAGTTAAGAAGTATGGTTCGGATGAAAGTTATGAGCCAGATAATACATACATGAAGATACGTAATTGTCCTAGTTGTGGTTTAGTTGCTATGTACACAAGTACATGCGGTTACTGTGGGAGTAAGTGTGAATGAGTGGGCGAGAGTTGTTTGAAGCATGGCACAACAAAGAGTACGCTGACAAGTTAGAATGGTGCGAAATCAAGCAAGAGTACAAAGACTTCATTGACGAAGCTATGTGGCAAGCATGGCAAGCATCCGCAAACCGAGAAGGATATAAGCTTGCGCCTGTTGAGCCGACTAAGGATATGTTGAATAGCGGGTATAGGGTTAAGCATGATAAAATTATTGATCTAGGAAGTTTTTACAAAGTCATGGTAGGGGGGGGTGATTGATGCGAATTATTGATTTATTTAAGCTTTACTTAATAGTGGTTATGCTTTTTTTTCTAATTGGTGGGTGGATTTGTTATTTTATCGGTGAGTGTAGAGGTTAATATGATTAAGATTGGCCAGATTGTTAAGGTTGTTTCATGTAGTAATACAGCATTTTATTGTGGGCGTAAGTCGAAATATGATATTGGAAGTAGTTTTGTAGTGGCCGATATATCTAACAACCCTAGAGGGCATGGGAAAATATTATCAGATGATGACTATAATTTCATACACGAGGATGATGTTAAGTATGAATTTGAGGTGTCTAAACGACCATTGAAGAAATCAGAAAGAATGCTCCAACAGATGCCACACATTATTGGTGGGATGCCTGATATTCTAAAACGCTTTGGTGTAGATACAGCAGCTCTGAGTACTACACTAGCTACAAGCGTACCTAAGAGCCGTACAGGACGAGTTCTACTATACGATGGGGATGGTGCTTGCTATCAGCATACCAACGGTGTAGCGAAGATTGACACAGCTCTAAGACGCTTCCATGAAGATATTGAGATGCACATGATGTTAGCTAACTGTAGTTCAGCTAGGGTGCATCTTACACCTAGAGGTTGCTACAAGAACGGTAGACACTTACTTAATACAGTGAAACCTTATCAAGCTAATCGTAATGGTAAGCAGAAGCCCCCTTTGTTAGAGGTGTTACGCTCAAAAGCAGAGCAGTACTTCAGAGATCACAGGTACATCGAAGTCCTAGCACATCATGATATTGAAGCGGATGATGGTTTAATGATTGATGCTTTTAGTATCCCTAACGGTGTAATGATTTCAGCCGATAAAGACCTACGTATTAATCCCTTTGAAAGTTATGATGTGGATGAAGGTAAGCACTTAGTTCTCCCTAAAGGAGATACATTCGGATGGGTTGAACGGAAATTCTGGCTAACACCTAGAGGTAAATCTTCTAGTAAGATGATTGGGAAAGGCGAAAAATTTTTCTGGTCACAAATGCTCATGGGAGATACTGCGGATAACGTACAAGGTATCTTGAAATACAATGGTAAACTATGTGGGGAAGCAGGGGCTTATGATATTCTATGTACTATTAACTCACCTGATGAAGCTGCTAATGCGGTTATTGATGGGTACAGAAAGATTAATCAGAACGTGATTGCAGAGGGAGAAGCACTTTGGCTACTTCGTAACCGTGATGATAGTTCCTACAAGTTCTTTAAAGAACACAACCTAAGCCCTGCGAACCTACAGTTCGTAGAAGATTGTTATAAATCAGATTGGAGATTACCTGATGTACTGTAAAGAAACTATTGAGCCTGTACTAACACGTGCTAAATTGATATGTGGTGTATTACGTGCAGCAGGTTATGACGCACACATTATAGGTGGTGCGTTACGTGTACTAGCGGTGGGTGGTAATACCTCTGATGTTGATATAGCGGTGCTAGGTACACAGGGAGAATCGGCACTATTACATGCGGACTTACGTATCTTGTTTAAAACCGAGCAGTTTAAACTACAGCATACTCAAACGTATAGTAGTCGCTGCGGATTCATAGCAGATTGGCGTAGCGGGGATATTAATGTAATCTGTTATGATACTGCCCGCTATGATACTATTGATGAACTAGTACTTGGCTTCGACTATAATTTTAATATGTGGTTACTGTCTGATCAGGGTACGTTACGTAACCCGTTTAGTACAGATAAAGCTATTGTAGTTTTAAATACTAATATTGCAACGCATCACAACTTAGATAAGGTTAAATTTGAACGTACACCTAAGTTCAGAGCTATGTTAAATCACTTAGATTGGAGTACAGTAAATGACCACTGAAGAACGTATTGAGCAAGATGAACTAGAGATTAATTGGTACGGGAGTGATTATCATTGACTACATGCATTGATCATGGTTGTAAAGGGTACGGTTTAGGTTATGCTACAGCATGGATCAAACTACCTTGTGGTACTAAGAAACCTACTACTAAACATCGTAAGGTGTACTACGAATCTACGGGTGAATTACCTGAAGTAGTACGACATAAATGTGATAACCCAAGATGTATTAATCCAGACCATCTGGAAGGTGGTACACAGAAGGATAATATGCAAGATTGCGTGAGACGGAAACGGTTAGGGGATAGTAGAAATTTTGGTAGTGCTAATGGGCGTACTGTCCTCACATCCGAAGATGTGCGTGCTATTAGAAAACTATATGTAAAGGGTTCACGGGAGTACGGTTCAACCGCCCTAGCTAAACAGTTCGGTGTAGGTACATCTCAAATACATCGTGTAGTTAAGGGGGTGCATCATGCAAGCTGTTAAAATATCCCGAAGTGCTTTACGTAGTTGGGCTATAGGGCAGTTAAAGACTACTCAAGGTGGTCTGTGTCTAGTATGTAAAAAACCTATTTCCTTACAAGTCATGGGTAATAAATCTGATTATGTGGTAGATCACTGTCACGAAACAGGTATTATACGTGGTGTACTACATAGGTCATGCAATTCTAGCTTAGGAAAATTGGATAATGCTATTGGTCGTTGGGGTGCTAAGAGTATGAAGTACGAGGATATTATACCGTACTTACGTAACGTACTTGAATACTATGATAACTGTCGGGCTAATCCCCTGAAGGTTATTTATCCTGACTACAAGACCCCTGAACAGCAAGCAGATCGTGCTAGAGTTAAACGTAATACAGCAGCAGCAATGCGTAGAGCTAAAATGAAAGTCGCTAAGGAGACACAGAAGTAATGACAATTAATACATCTAAATTCGGTACATGGAAACAGTGGAAACGTGATGCCTTACGTATGCACTATCAAGGTAAAGCTCACCAAGAGATTGCGGATGCTTTAGGTAAACCGTACTTCACTATTACAACCCATCTACATCGTCATCGTGGAGAGTATCCTAAAGAGTACGTTAGCCAGTACTACGGTGACTTAGAAAACCCTGAACGTAAGTCAGAGTTGTTTGTAAACTCCTTAGTTCGTAAAGTAGTTACTGATGCGGTAGATGCTATGCCTGAAGGTACACGCCCACTAAGTGGGGATATGTCAAAGTTTAAACGCAGTACAGTACCTCCTAAAGCAATGTGTGCACCTTATGGTGTAAAGAAACCTACTATCTTTGTTATTGGTGACTTACAGGTTAAACAAGGTGTATCTTTAGATTATATCCATCATATCGGGGCGTACATTGCTAAGAAGCAACCTGATATTATCGTACAGATTGGTGATTGGTTTGACAATGCTGCATTAAGTTCTTATGATCGTGGGCAACTAAGTGCCGAAGGTAAACGGTTATCATCTGATATTAAGGCAGGTAATGATGCTATACGGATTATTGATGAATACATTACTTCGGTAGCAGATTACAACCCACGCAAGTTAATAACATTGGGTAATCATGAGGATCGTATTCAACGATTCGTCAACGAGAACCCTGCATTAGAGGGATTCTTAGGTAATCACTTATATGACTTTGAGCAGTATGGTTGGGAAGTTTATGATTTCTTAACCCCGTGTATTATTGAAGGCATTGCATTTGTGCATTATGTGGTGGCTGTAAACACAGGTAAACCTCTAGGTAATGCATTAGCAGGTCGTTTGGAGAAGGTCGGTACTAGCTTTGTTATGGGACACCAACAGACCTTTGCTTACCACGAACGCTCCCTACAACTTACAGGTGATATGCAGATGGCTCTAGTGGTTGGTGCTTGCTACGATCATGATGAACCATATAAAGGTGTGCAGGGTAATCATCACTTCCGAGGTTGTGTTATGCTATATGAAGTTCAAGATGGGTATGCTATGCACAAGAAAATTACGTTACGTCACATGCGGGATGTTTATGAGGGTACGGTATGAGTATTCGTATAGGTCTTTTAGGTTTAGCAGATAGTGGTAAAGATACCGCAGCAGAAATCCTACAGCGTGTACTACTTGAGCAGGGTTTTGAATTTGAGATTAAGAAGTACGCAGGGTTACTCAAGGAAGCTACTCGTTTAGCTTTCGGAGATAACTTCGATGATCGTGATGTTAAAGAGGAACGGGTGTTTGTTACACCTACTTTAGCGGATAAGATCATTGACGCTACAGATTATATCTGGTTGAAACTAGGGTTCGGTCAGGAACACTTTGAATTATTTAACGACTTATGTATTAAGCATATTGACAGTAAAACTTGGATGTCTCCTAGAGAGTTCCAACAGTTACTAGGTACAGATGTTGTACGGGCTATTGATCCTGATGCATGGGTCAAGTACTTAACGGAGCAAGATGGTAATTATATCATATCTGATGTACGCTTTGCTAATGAGCTTGTGGACTACAATGTACTGCTTTGGCGTAACAGTGGTGGGGCTTGTATGTGGCATAAGTCAGAAGCGTTCGCACTCACGTTAATGAGTGATGTACATACAGGTGACGCACCTTACCTGCATGATTATACATTGTGGAACAAAGGTACATTAGAAGAACTTGAACGTAATATCAGGTTCATGGTTACAACTATAGATTTCAGTAAATATAAGTGAGGTAGTATGTGTAATATATTTTCTATATTAACGGTAGCGTTCATAGTACTAAAACTAACTCATTACATCGAATGGTCGTGGTGGTTAGTATTCTCACCTATGTATATAGGGTTCGTTTTCTATACAGCAGTCCTAGTGACTTACATACATTTACGTAATCGAGGTTAAGGAGTAATAAGTGCAGGACTTATATCAGAAGCAAATCGCCTTAGAGGAAGAATATTCGAATGTCAGTATCGCAGCAGGGCAACAAGCTGTACTAGATGCTTTTAAACAGGGTCGTGCTGCTGATATAGGTACAGGGCGTATCTTGTTAGCCAAAGCATTTGAAGCATCCTTAGAGAGCTTTACAGAGTTCCTGAAAGTACCTATGCGTGGGTACTTAGGGAAGTACAAGACTATGCTTAAACATGCTAAACCTGAAGTCTTAGTTATGGCAGGTTTACGTGAAGTGATCAGTGCTTGTGCTAATCCTGTACCCGTAGCTATGCAAGATGTCCTACGTAATATCGGTAAGGTTATTGAGTCCGAGAGTATGCTTGTGTATTTGGATAAATTAAATCCTGTGTACACAGAGCGTACTGTAGAGTACTTAGACTCCGCAGGTACTAAGAGCGTTAATCACCGTTACCGCACACTCTTAGCAGGTTCAAGTAACTTAGGGTTGAATTGGCAGCGTTGGAGTGTAGATGAACGTGTAGGAGTTGCACGTTTACTACTGAATTGTTTATACGAAAGTACAGGCTTATTTAAGTGGGTACAACCACAAGAGGTAGGTACGTACAACATCGAAGCTTCGGATGTACTTGCAAAGCATTTCGATGATATGCAAGATGCAGCTAAGGCTATGGTGAAGTACCCGCCTATGCTAGTTCCACCTAAAGAATGGAAAGCTCAGTTCGATGGTGGGTACTTAACAGAGTGGTTTCAGATGCAAGCGCCTATGTGTGGTTTACGGTTCTTTAAACGTGAACAGCGTGAGTGGATTCTAAACATCCTACAGAGCGCACAGAGCGCTCCTGTACGGGATGCTATGACTAAGACGCAGCAAACCCCTTACCGAGTTAATAAACACGTCCTACAGACGCTTAGAGAAGCTGTAGGGACACGCTTAGGTATCTTAGGGCTACCTAGCTCCCAACCGAAGCAACAACCTGTATTCCCGTTCCCGCAAGGTTGGTTAAAAGAGGAAGCTACCCAAGCAGAGTTAGAACAGTTTAAACTCTGGAAGGATCAGATGCGTGATTGGTACACTACGGAAGCTAAACGAGTAGGACGTAAAGCAGGTATCCTTAGTCGTCTACGTGAGCTTACACGTTACCAAGATGAAGCTGCTTTGTACTTCCCTACGTTCATTGATTGGCGTGGTCGTATGTACTTCCGCAGTGTTCTGAACCCACAAGCTAATGATGCAGTTAAAGGTTGCCTAGAGTTCGCTGAAGGTAAACCATTAGGTGCTGAAGGCTTATTCTGGTTAAAAGTACACGTAGCCAATTCATGTGGTTACGATAAACATAGTCCTGAAATCAAAGCTAAATGGACTGATGCTAATTGGGAGATGATTCGTGATTTTATCAATAACCCCCTTGACGTGGACGCTCCAGAACCCGACACTGCATTTACATTATTACAGGCGGGTTTGGCACTACAAGATGCTCTACAAAGTAGTGACCCCGAAACCCACGTATGCCATGTCCCTGTCGCTATGGACGCAACTTGTTCAGGGCTTCAACACTTATCGGCGCTTACCAGAGATACTGTAGGTGCAACGTACACGAACCTGATCAATAACCACAATGAGCAGAAGTCTGATATTTATTTAGAGGTTGCTAAACGCTCTCAAGAGTCTTTATCAGAACTAATCACTGATCCTATTATTGAGAACTTTTGGAAAGATCAACCTATTACACGGGCTATGGCTAAGAAGCCCGTAATGACTTTAGTGTATGGCTCAACGCTTCTTAGTACTATTGATGGGTTATCACTGGAGTTAGCTTCATCAGGTATTGATCCAATCAAGAGTTCGGATGGTAAGGTCGCCTATAGTTTGAATGCTCTAGCTGTACCAGTAGGTAAGGCTTTAAGACAAGGTGTAGGTAAGACAGTACCTAAAGCTACGGAGATGATGGGGTACTTACAGATGCTTGTACGTAAGCACAAGGAACACACTATGCAGTGGGTTACACCAGTAGGTGTCCCTGTAGTGAACTGGTCAGAGGGTACAGTAGTTAAGAAGGTTAATATCCGTAGTATGGGTATTGAGAATATCTACATGAGTTATAACAACGGTGTGTATGATACCCGTGCAGCAGCTAACGGTATCGTACCTAACTTTGTACATAGTTTAGATAGTGCTCACTTGTGTATGACTATCAATGATTGTGATGCTAGTATCCTACCTATCCATGATAGCTTTGCTACACACCCTTCTGATGTACAGAAGATGCATACATCGCTACGTAAGACATTTGCAGATATGTACAGTACTTTTAGTACAGAAACATTCACGGAATTTAATAGTATTGATACCTCAGAGTACCCTATTCCTGAACGTGGAAATCTGGATATTTCAGAGGTTTTAGACGCACCTTACATGTTTTGTTAAGGTGCTGTTTAACAACAAGTATTTATATTGAGGTACGTATTAGAGGATATAGAAATGAACCTTTCTAATCAAACAAACAAAGTAATATTTACTAAGGAACAATTAGATTACTTAGATACAGTATTTCCAGAGAATACTATGGTACAAGAACCTAATGATATGTACTACCATCTAGGTAGACGTTCAGTAGTATCTCATGTACGTTATCTAATCGATCAAGCTAGGAAACGAACACAGGAGTTACAATAATGGGTTTTTTATCTAAGTTAGTTAAGGGTGTTCTAGGATTGGACGATAGTGCGGAGAAGGCAGCTAAGGCTGAAGCTAAACGTGCAGAACGTCTACTTGAAGAACAACGTCAAGCACAACTACTGAATGCTCAGAATGAGATGCAAGGTAGTACAGAAATTACTATTGATGCAAATACCTTTGGGGATACATCCACAGATAATCGTAGGCGTAAACGTGCTACAGGTGCAGCAACGAGTAACTTAGGGTTAAACGTATAGGAGTTTAAATGTCCAGAGAAACACATGAGTCGTTGTACCGCACGTACACAGATGATAGCTTAAAGCGCAGATTAGAGTACTATGCACTCTGGACTATTCCTTCGGTGTTCCCAAAGAACGAGACGGTAGTTCCCAATGGTAACGCTCAGATTGAGCACGACTACCAGAGTATCGGTGCATTGATGGTGAACCGCTTAGCTACTAAACTAGCTAGTACACTGTTCCCACCTAATAGCTCATTCTTCCGTATTGAAGCTAACGACCAATTAAAAGAATACATTGATCGTGAGGGTATTAAGTCCTTAGTTGCATTAGAGAACAAAGCATGTCGGAAGTTACTTCTGAATGCATCTTATGCACAGTTGGTACAAGCTCTACGATTACTAATCATTACAGGTGATGTACTCCTACGTCGAGAAAACGAGAAGGTACGGGTGTTCTCATTGAAGAACTACGTGGTTCGTCGTAATAACGTGGGTGAGGATCAGGATATTATTCTGAAGGAATGTATCCGCTACCAAGAGTTACCGAAGTATCTAAAAGACGTTATCGAGGTTAAGCAACCTACAGATACAGTTACGCTGTACACACGTATTCAACGAGTAGTTACTGAGGTTGATGGTATACCGCTTACTAAGTGGGTAGAGACTCAAGAAGTTGAAGGCAAACCTGTTAATTATGAAGCTACGTACTCAGATGTATTATGTCCGTACTTCACAGTGAAATGGAATCACGTTAATGGTGATATGTACGGTAGGGGTTACGTAGAAGAGTACACAGGTGACTTCGCTAAGTTATCTGAGTTATCCCAAGCACTAACCGAATACGAGTTGAACTCTTGTATTGTACTTAACGTATATAATCCCGCAGGTCAGTTTGATATTGACCGAGCTGTACAAGCAGTTAGTGGTGATTGGATTACAGGTCAAGTAGAGTCTGTGCAGAAGTACGAGGTTGGAGATTTCCAAAAGATTCAGACTTTAGGTACTCAGATTGCAGAGGTTGCTAACCGATTGAACGTAGCGTTCATGAGTACGGCTAATCAACGTGACGCAGAACGAGTGACTCAGTACGAGATCATGATGAATGCTAATGAAGCAGAGCAAGTTCTCGGTGGCGTGTACTCACAACTATCTCAGAGTCTACATATACCCTTAGCATATCTTTTACTTAATGAAGTACAACCTTCGTTTATTCATGCTGTACAACAAGGTGAGTTCCGCTTAGAGATTCTTACAGGTTTACAAGCACTATCCCGTTCTTCTGAGAACCAAGCTCTAGTAACAGCTACAGCAGAAATTAACGCTATTGTACCTGTACTACAGTCCTTTAAACAGTTCAATCTGAATAAAGTAGTAGAGGGTATCCTACGAGCTAATGGTGTGAACGTCGAAGATATATCATACACCGAAGAAGAAATGCAAGCGATAGCTGCTCAAGAAGCACAGCAAGAACAACAGTTAGCTGCTCAGCAGCAAGCTATGATGCAAGGTGCAGGTCAAGAACAAGCAGTCCAAGCAGTACAGCAATCACAAGGAATTATTTAATGTCAGATTTACAAGTACAAGGTCAAGCACCTAACATCCCACAAGGAGCTACTCCTGTACAAGCACCGCTTGATCCGCAAGGATATAATCAAGGTGTCCCGCAGTACCAAGCTCCACAGCAACCGTCACAATCGCACCAACCACCTGTGATGCCACAAGCACCATTGTATGCTCAGCAACCACAGGTAAGTCCGTATGCACAACCAACAGTTCCTACAGCGAATACACAAGCTCCTCAAGAGCCTATGTTACAAGCTCCAGTACCTAGTACTCCTAGTTACGATAGCAGTAACCCGTTGGATGTAAGTGTACAGTACTTCACTCAAGGTGCAGGTATCACGGCTGATGCGTTCTATGATGCACTTTTACCTGCATTACAGTACGGTGATCCGAACTTAATTAATCTACAGCACTTAACACAGAATTTAAAACCTGAGCAGAAGGTACATGCAGAAGCACTAGCTAAAGCTGCGTATCAACAGGCTCAGCAAGTTAAACAGCAGACAGTAGCTACAGCCCACCAGAAAGCAGGTGGTGCAGAGAACTGGCAACATGCTGTTGGTGCATTTAATGCTAAAGCAACACCTGAACAGAAAGGATACGCTAAGTACCTAGAAGAACAGGGTAAGATCAACGAAGCAGTTGATTATGTACTAGGTACATCTCAACAGTTTGGTTTCGTAAACACTACACAAGGTTCTCCTATTCAGGGTAATCTGGGTGGTCAGGCAGTTCGTGGGTTATCTAAAACAGACTACCATGCAGAACTAGCTAAACTAGCTAAGGAAGTCGGTTACAGTAATATGCATACCGATCCACGCTTTACACAACTGTCTAACGCTCGTACACTGGGTACACAGCAAGGACTATAATTTATACACCCCGATTGCATTTGCAGTTGGGGTTTTTGTGTTTCTAAAGGAATAAATATTTATGGCAATTGTTCATGGTGGTGGTTTTAACCCTACATTCCGTCCACATTGGGGCGGTGCAACTTCAACAGTCGATCAGCACTTAGAAATCTATGAAGGTGTTGTTGACACAGTATTCAAGTACTCTCAGAACTTCCAATCTTGGTCAGCTCAGAAGTCTACAGCAGATCGCTCTAATAACTACCGTATTGACCGCTTAGCGGGTTCAGAGGTTAAAGGGCGTAAATCGGGTGAGACTATCGTGGATCAACGAGTAGCATCTGATAAATTCAACGTAGTAGTAGAAGTGATGTTGTACATTCGACATCCTATTGACTACATGGATGACTGGACTGCTCCTGACTTCATGCCTGAGTTAGGTCAGAACGCAGGTACAGCATTTGGTCGTGCATACGATCAGGCACACATTATCCGCTTACAGAAAGCAGGTACTTGGGTTGCCCCTGCACATCTAAAAACAGGTGGTGCATTCTATGACGGCTTCTTCAAGACTGCTGCATTACTAGCACCTGCGGTGGGTACTTCTCTTACAGAAGAACAGATGGAAGATAACGCTGCTGCATTGGTAACAGCCCACGGTGATGCTGTGAATGAGCTTATCAAACGTCGAGTACCTGTACAAGACCTTATCACTATCGTAACCCCTGCGGTGTACTCTGAGTTACTACATTCTAAGAAAGTAATCAGCTCTGAGTTCAGTACTGGTGCAGGTGACTTCGCAGGTCGTCGTGTGGTACATATCAACGGTATCCCTGTAGTAGAGCACACTGAGTTCCCTACTGGGGCTGTAGTAGGTCATCCATTAAGTACTACTGGTAACAGCAATGCATTCGATGTGACGGCTGCTGAAGCTACTGCTGAGATGATCATTTTCTCTAAGAACTTGTCTCTTGTAACAGTAACAGCTAAAGGTTGGACTACTCGTTTCTATGATGACGAACCACAGATGACTAACGTACTGGATTGTTTCAGTATGCTAACCATCGATACTCGTCGTCCTGATACTGTAGCACCTATCCGTGTTACTCGTACAGCAGCACCTTAATCAATCAGGGACTCTTAACGGAGTCCCTTCTGTTTTGGAGATAATATGACAGATGTAGTATACAGTGCAGCATTCGCTAAATTAGCTGCTAAACAAACAGAACAAAAAGCATCCGCAGATATTACTGCTGCATTAACGGATGTGTTAGTACAAACTGAAGCTCCTGTAGAAGATGAACCTATAGAGAAGCCTAAGCGTAGTACAAAAGCAAAGGTAGTAGACTGAGGTTTACTACTAGATAGATATACAACCCAAGTAGTACAGTCTGGGACGAACGTGATCTATCTAGTAGTAAATTTTAATATTGTATTAGGGCTACTATAGCTCAACGGTAGAGCAGCGAGCTTATACCTCGTAACGACAGATAATCGGCTGATACAGGTTCGAATCCTGTTAGTAGCACCTAATACAATTCATACATAAGGAGGACAGTATGAAATTACTTGATGCCGTGAACACTGTTCTCCCGTATTTGGGTGAGCATCCTGTGACGGATTTAGACACAGCACACCCAACAGTAGATTTAATTCTAGCAGCTATTGAACGACAACGTAGTTCTTTGTTAGCTGAAGGTTGGTGGTTCAATGAACGTACATTAACCTTACCTGTTAATACAGATGGTAAGATTGATGCACCTACAGAGATTATTAGTATCTATGGTTTAGATTGTGATGTAGAGATCAGAGGTGATGACCTCATTGATACTTACACAGGCTCTTGGTTGTTCTCAGCCCCTATTAAAGTAGAGGTTATTGAGGATACTCGTTTTGAGCATTTACCATTATATGCAGCACACTACGTAACGTATGTAGCAGCTTGTGAGATTTACACAGCAGACTTTGGTGTAGAGAACTCTGTACAGATGTTACAGTCTTTCGCTAGTCAAGCTATGGAGAAGCTTAAACAAGAGAACCTACGTAAACGTAGATACAACAGTTCAGCATTCAAACGATCAGGACGTTTTGGACGTATCAGATCACAGATTAAATGGCACTAAGGAGATAGTATGATTTACGAGGACACCTACCCATCGTTAATTCAAGGCGTGTCTCAACAGACACCACAAGAGCGTTTAGATGGTCAGCTAGGTGCTCAAGTAAATATGTTATCTGACCCTGTTAATGGGTTGCGTAGACGATCAGGTTTTAAACTACATGGTAAGTTAAACGTACCTAAAGATACGAAGTTTGATTTTATTCAACTTGGTGGGGAGTACTACATCCAGTGTGTAACTTCTACTGGTCGGTTAGTAATTGTGCGGTTCTCAGATCAAGCAGTTATCTTAGATGCGCAGTACCCGTACCTAGTGAATGCTAACAAAGGTACTATACGTAGTGCTATTAGTCAGAATCAATGCTATATACTAAATACTGAGCGAGTACCTGAGAAAGTACTTGAGCCTATAACCCCCGTAGTACCTAGAGATTCTACAAACTTAGGTGTGCTGTATCTACAATCAGGCACTATTGTTGGCTCTGCTAGTAACCTTAGAGCAACTGTTAAGATCGGTTCTAGTACGTATAGTAAGACTTTCACAGGTTCATCCTATACCGCACAGTACACTACTGTAGCTCAGAACCTATATAACCAGTTCCTAGCGGATACTGCTTTTCGTAGTGTTGCGGACGTGTACCTCACGGGTACGGTGTTAAGTTTCGTGGGGGTAGTTCCAACTACTACAGTTGAAGCTACGTACTCTAAGCAAGTAGATACTCCCGCAGCTAATACGCTTGTAGTGGTACAATCAGGTACTACACATACTTACTCACAACGATCAGAACTACCTCCAACACTACCTGCGGCATTCGATAAGTACTCTCCGTATGTAGGTACTACACGCTATATGTATAATGCTACTGTTAAGGCATGGAGTTTATTTCGAGAAACAACAGCGAACTTGAATCCGAAATTTGCAGGTTGGATTCGTGTTATGTCGGGGGCATTTAGTAAGACGTATACAGCTAAGGTTACACAAGGTACTACAGCTTTAGAATACAGTGTTACGACAAGTACATCGACAGCATCTCAGGCAACCCCTGAGTACGTTGCTACACAGTTTGAAACCCAGATGCTTGCAGACACAGCTTTTACTACTGCATTTAATGTACTTCGGGAAGGTACTACATTAGCTGTATACGCTAAGGGTGGTACAGAGCAAGTTATACTGGAGGGTTTAGGTGGTGACTTGTATATTACAGCTTCAGGCGGTAGTGTAATTAAGAACAAAGATGTACTACCTCCTACATTACCTGCCACTTTAGATGGTTATATTCAAGGTGTAGGTCAGACGAGTAACCTCACGTACTTCCAGTACAACCACGAGACACGTACATGGAAGGAGTGTGGTGCTTATGAGGATCGTTACACTATCCAGAATACGCCTATGTACTGGTACTACGACTACACCACTAACGGTGTGGTAGTTAGTACTTTAGAGATACAAGGACGTTCCGCAGGGGATGATAATAACAATCCTGAACCCTCATTCATGGACTTTGGTTTTACAGGTATTAGTGCTTATCAATCGAGATTAATTTTATTGAGTGGTGCTTATGTTTGTATGAGTAAGAGTAATGATCCTAGTATCTTTATGCGGACTACCGTAGAAGAAGTACTAGACGATGATCCTATTGAGATCAGTGCAACCTCTTTGAGTAACTCCCAGTTTGAGTACGCTGTGCCTTACAATAAGGATTTAATTCTATTCAGTCAGACACAACAGGCAGTAATCCCTGCTAACAACTCTGTATTGACTCCTAAGAGTGCTGTAATCTATCCGAGTACACAGGCTGAGGTTAGCCTAGCTGTACGACCTACAGTGGCAGCACGGAGCTTATACTACGCTTATCAACGTGGTTTAGATTACTACCAAGTTGGTGAGATGATTCCTAACCCGTACACAGACTCTCAGTACAACCCACAGAACCTTACCGATCATTTACCGTTGTATGCGGAAGGTGTTTGTACAGGTATGGCAGGTTCTAGTACCAATAACTCAGTCATGTTCACATCGGATACCACTGAGGTTCTAGTCAATCAATTTATTTGGCAAGGTGATACTCGAAGTATTATGGGCTTCCATAAATGGGAGTTACCACGTAATGTACTAGATGTAGCATTCCTTCAAGAGTACAGTATTTTATTCTTAGAGGATACTGATGGTGGTACGTTAGTTTGTACTACTAATACGCAGTTGAATCAATTAAAGGATAAGCCTGTACCGTACTTGGATATATACCAGTACGTAGAGACTGATTCTAATGGTGAGGGTACTTTAGAGTACATGCCTGAAGGTGATCTAGTAGCGGTAGCTTACGATGATCGGAACTACAGGCACATGGAGTTAGAGCTAACTGTAGATCGGGTAGCAGGTACTATCAAGTGCAACCACACAGGTACCGTAGCCATAGGCTTACGTTTCAGTAGCTACTTCACTCTAACACCTCCGTATATTAAGGATCAGAATGGTAAGGTACTAGCAGGTGTTAAAAGCACAGTGCATAGCTTCCCATTAACTTTCCGTAATACAGGTGAGTTCAAGTACATGGTATCTGACTTCATTGGTGAAGTTGGTACAGTAGACACATCTGCTGCTACTTGGTCTGAGGTTAATCTAGGTTATACTTGGATTAACAGTATTAGTACTTCAGTAGTCCCTTGTCGTAGTAGATTAGACGGTTTAACCTGTACGATCTTCACAGATAAGACTACTGATATGAACTTAACAACCGCAGGGTATGTTCTAAGAACAGCCCGTAAACATCCACGACCTAGAGGTTAATTTATGGCTAATGCATTAGG